ATTTTACAACTCCTGAAGATTATTACGCTGTTAGAATGAACTTGTCAGACCGTTTTTCTGTGCAATTATCGTCTTACCAAGAACAGCTAAGAGATGCTTTAGTTCAAGCTTATCCAAATGGAAAAATTCCTGTAAAAAGACGGGTTCCTTTTGAAGTTAGCAACAGGGATTATGTGGCTGAAAATGGAAAAATTGTAAAAGAACCTGCAAAGTTTAAAACTTTTTTAACGGACGTTGACGATGTTGTTTTTGCTTCTTTTTTTAGAGAACCCGAACTAGTAGTACGAAATAAAAACGGGGATTTAATTTCTACGACTCCTTTAAGTCAGGAAGATCTAAAAAAGGTAAAAAAAGGGGGTTTGGAATATGATCCTAATTATGAATTGGATTTTGCCAAAAGTTTTTATTACCCTACTCCAGATAATTTAACGGAGCAATTAGACGTTTTGGATGAATACATTACGGAGACATATTATGCTTTGGGTCAAAATAGGCCGAATGCGGACGTTTACGATATTCTTGAAGAATTAGCGGCCCCCATAGAGCGTTTTAAATATTTAATACAACTTACCAAAGACCCTCGTTACAGTGACAACAAATTTTTACAAGATTTAATTAAAAGTAAATATTCTGTAACAGGATACAGTGACAACCCTAGTCGAGTAATTCATGAGCTAGGGGTCCCTTTAGAGTCCCCGTCTACTATGGCTCCGGTTGCATTTGCCGAAGGCGGTTTTGTTGAAAAACTAAAAAAGTTAGGGTCAGATATTATTAATTATCCTGATCCAAATATTGTCATGGCAGATCAGGCGGCTCCTATTCCTGAAGTTTTAAAAGATCCGCGAACTTATATTGAGGCCGAAAAAGGCGCGGTAGCGGGAACTTTAGGTTTGCCCGGAGACATTGGTTCTATGTCCGAAGGGGTCGCTGATTATATTCAGTACATGCCTACTTTTTTGCGGGCACCTGTACAGACACTAATGCAGTTGCCGACCACGGAGGATGTTAAAGAATTTGGTATCGAAAAAGGGCTGTTGACTCGGGAAGAAACCGAAGGTGTTCCTTTTCAAGTTGGAGAATTTTTTAGTCCGGTGTCTGGAGCGGCAGCCGTTAAAGGAGCTAAAGTTCTTTCTAAATTCGGACCGCAGGCCGGGAAGTATATTTCACAAGAAGGTCTTCTTGCAGCAGAACGTCTGATGGATAAGGCTCCTGAAGTGTTTCAACCACGACTTAACATAGTACCAGAAGGTCCAACTACGTCTTCTTTGGTAAGACCCATTACAAGGCACATGGGCGTAACGTCGTATGCACGGAAGTTAGCGGAAGGTGTCAAAAGAAAGAAAGGCACGACGGCAGAGTTTGTAAACGAATTAAAAGCTAGAGCAAAGAAAGATCAGAAAGAAGTTAATTTCAACTCAGAAATTAAAGCAATGGGATTGGATTTAACGGACACCACCCCTATTTCTAGGGAGCAGTTTCAAAAAAGATTATCAGATAATGAGTTGTCTATAGACTTAACTGTCTTAGGAGAAGTTCCGGCTAAAAGAGCTGTTTTTGGGGAAGCTATGGAAATAGAGCCGTCTTCAGAGGACTTGGTTCAATTTAATCAAATTTTTAAAGATATTCATTTTGGAAATTTAAGTCCTTCTACTTATAAAAACGCACGAGAATATACTCTTAAAAATTACCCTCCAGAAATAATTCCTATTGAAACGCCAGAAGGAGATTATGCGTTAGTAAGAAGCATGATAGACGGAAAGTATGAATTGCAGAAAGGTCTTGGGGATTATCAAGAAGCTTCTTTTGGTACAGGTCAAAAAAAGATAATTTTACCTGACTCCAATAAGGGGGCTGTAACCGCAGACAACGCACGAGAAGCAATGGTAGAAGCTACAGATTATTTTGATTTGGTAAAAATTACAGAGCCAAGCAAAAAGGACACAAAATATGTGCATGACCTTGCGTTAGAAGGCGACACACCTGTTATTCAGACAAAGCGTCGCGAATTTTTAATATCGTCTCCTCAAATAAAAGGAAATTTTGAAGAGCACTTTGGTCCGGCGCAAACGGCTACCCAAGACAACGTATTAGCACATATGTTAATAACAGATTGGGAGGGTCCGGTTAAACTGGAAGATGGAACAGTTCTTAATCCAGACTTACTAAAAGATGTTGGAAAAACGGGACAAGCTACGTCCAAAATTTTTTATGTTGATGAGGTTCAAGATGATCTAACTAAGGCTCGTCAACGGCGAAATACTTTTGATAGTCGAATGGACACTCATAAAGCTAGTTATGCGGCAAAGCAAAAAGAAGTAACAAAAATGATTGAAGACCTTGCGCCCGATAACCGTACAGCAGAAGAATTGTCTGAATACGTTACAACCCGTTTGATGCGCAAGTTAACCACTTACAGTGCAAATCCTAAGATGAATCGAGACATAGAGCAACTTTTTAGTCTTCTTGAAACACGTAGCTTGTTTCATGATGCGGCTCCTATTGGAAGAGACCCTACCTACAAACCTGTTAAAGATTTTTTAATAGATTTAGAACGAAACAAAGAGTCTTTAAACTTAATAAAACCAATTGAAAACCGACCAATGACTTATATTGAAAACCCGTGGGCAAAGGTTAGTCACGAGACGGCTTTGAAACAAGCTTTACGCATAGCTGTTAACGAAGACTATGACTATTTAATGGTTCCCAATGAAAAAATGCCTGAAATAAAATATAAAAAAGGAAAAGCGGATTCTTTAAAAAACTTGTATCAGGAAAAAGTTCCTAAAATTCTTAAAAAAATAGCTAAAACATACAACACGGAGGTAATTAACGCATTTTTAAATGATGTTGTTATTAATGATAAATCACGTTTATACAGAAAAAATGTAGATTTAGGGGCTTATGTCATTAAGCTGACCCCGGAATTAAAGAAAGCGGTGTCAAGAGAAGGTGTTGGTGATACTTTTGCCCAAGGAGGCGTGGTCCGTAAGCAGGGCATTGGGACTCTTAACGAAATAGCGCGGACGATGTTTCAGCGACCCCGAGGGGTTAGCGGATTATCTTCGGTTGCAAGAAACATGTTTCAGTAGAATAATGTAGCAAACATTATAAGGAAAAGTTATGGCACAGCAACCCCCGGTATCTTTAGTAGAGAAGCAAAATGATGATCCGAATGTAGCGGAAGCGTTAGATGATATTGAGATAGAAATGCCTGCATCGGTATTTCCGGCAAAAGATGCTATTCCTGATGGGATTGAGATTGAGGCTACGGACGATGGAGGGGTTGTCGTGGACATGGACCCTTCTTTAAATAATGCTCCTGACGAGGGAGATTTTTTTCGTAATCTTGCCGAGGAGATTGACGATTCCGAATTAGGTAGTATTTCAAGTAGTTTGATGAGTGAATACGAAGCTAACAAGTCTTCCCGTAAAGATTGGGAAGAAGCTTATGCCAATGGTTTAGAATTATTAGGTTTTAATTACGAGGAGAGAACACAACCGTTTCGTGGAGCAACCGGGGTTACACATCCTTTGTTAGCTGAAGCTGCAACGCAGTTTCAAGCACAAGCTTTTAACGAGTTGTTGCCTCCGATGGGGCCTGTCCGCACCACCATTCTTGGTTCCCCTACTCGAGACAAAGAAGAGCAGGCTAAACGAGTTCGTGAATTTATGAATTACTACATTACTACGGTGATGGAAGAATACACGCCTGAGTTTGATCAAATGTTGTTTTATTTGCCGTTGGCAGGTAGCACATTTAAAAAAGTGTATTACGATGAAGGTATGGACAGGGCCGTTAGTAAATTTGTTCCCGCAGAACATTTGGTTGTGCCGTATGAAGCTAACGATTTAGAGACGTGTCCTAATATAACGCAAGTAGTTAGAATGTCGTTAAACGACCTTCGTAAAAAACAAATTGCAGGTTTTTACCGAGATATTTCGGTAATTCCTGCACAGTCTTCTACGGATAGCGTAACCGATGAAATTAATTATATTGATGGGGTACAACCGTCTAATATTGATTACGATTGCACCGTGTTGGAGTGTCATGTCGATTTGGATTTGAAAGGTTATGAAGAAAAGGATGATAAGGGGGAACCTACGGGGATTAAAGTTCCTTACGTTGTTTCGATTAGCGAGGACAATGGTCAGATCTTGTCGATAAGAAGAAATTACGGGGAAGACGATTCCAAGAAGAAAAAAATACAGTACTTTGTCCATTACAAGTTTTTGCCCGGTTTTGGTTTTTACGGGTTAGGTTTGATCCACACGATTGGTGGTTTATCTCGTACAGCAACCGCTGCCTTACGGCAGTTAATTGATGCGGGTACTTTGTCCAATCTTCCAGCAGGCTTTAAAGCCCGTGGGTTGAGAATTAGAGATGACGATGATCCATTGCAGCCCGGAGAGTTTCGAGATGTTGACGCTCCCGGAGGGGCAATACGAGATAGCTTGATGCCGTTGCCGTTTAAAGGGCCAGATCCGACATTATTTCAATTGTTAGGTTTTGTGGTTCAAGCGGGGCAACGATTTGCAACAATTACTGATTTAAAGGTAGGGGATGGCAATCAGCAGGCAGCCGTAGGAACGACGGTAGCTATGTTGGAACAAGGCACTCGGGTTATGAGTGCGGTTCATAAGCGGTTGCATTACGCCATGAAACAAGAATTTCAGTTATTAGCCAAGGTTATTTCGGATTATTTACCACCAGAATACCCGTACATTATTGAAAATCAGGAACAATCGATTAAATCTCAAGATTTTGATGAGAGGGTAGATATTATTCCTGTATCTAACCCTAATATATTTTCTCAAGCGCAACGTATTGCTTTGGCTCAGACACAGATGCAGTTAGCGGCACAAGCCCCTGAGTTACACAACATGTATGAGGCTTTCAGAAGAATGTATGAGGCGTTAGGGGTTAGGGACATAGATAAAATTTTAAAAGCACCTTCTAGTACAGAGCCTATTCCAAAAGATCCCGCTCTAGAAAACATAGATGCGTTAGAAAACACGGATTTACAGGCTTTTGAGGGGCAAGATCACGATGCTCATATTATGGCTCATTTAACTTTTGGAACTTCTGCTATTGTTCAAGCTATGCCTAATGTAGCGATTGCCTTACAAAAACATGTTATGGAACACGCTCGGATAAAAGCCCAAGAACAAGCTATTGTAGTTTATATGCAACAAAACCAAGGACAAGCTGCCTCTGAGGAGCAAATGTTAGAATTAGAGGCCCTGACAGCACAGTTAATAGCCCAAGAAATGCAAAATGTTAAAGTATTAAGTGCTCAAATTGCTGGAATTGGTCAAGAAGGCACAGATCCGGTTGTTGCGCTTAAACAACAAGAGTTGCAGATTAAGCAACAACAAGTTCAATCCGATACAATGGATGATCAAGCTAAATTGAATTTAGAGAGACAGAAGATGGCTGAACGGTCAAGGCAGTTTAATGAAAGAGTAAGTAGCCAAGAAAGGCAAACACAAGCTAGAATACAAGCTACTAATGAAAGAGAGTTATTAAAACTTAGACAAAAAGGAGGACAATAATGTTGTCTCGGGTAAGAATAGTTAGTGGACCTGCAAAAGATGCTCCAAAAGCAAAGAATGCCGCAGAAATTCAAGGACAAGGAACAATACCTTATGCTAAATTGGTTGAAGAAAAAACTCCAAATATTGGAAAAGCTAAAGTTACGGTTGGTAAAAAGCGCGGCATGGGTGCGGCGCAGCGTGGGAGTCGCTTTACAAACGCTTAGTTCATGGCTAGTATTTTTGTGGTTCCGATTGATGAGTTGGTTCAAATGAAACAAAAAAAGTTTGAAGAATCAAGTAAATACGAAAATTACGACTTGGATCATGACGGTACGGTAACGGATGAGGAAATTTCTAAATCTAAAGAAATGATAGATTTAGAGTTAAGAGAAGAAAAAAGTCATGCTCAAAAGCAGATGTCATGGACAGCTATTGCAAGTATGGTGGTTTTTACTTTATTATTGTTTACTCCGTTAGTTAGCGAAAGTCGTGTAGCAGCTTTAGCAGATCTTTTAGGTTTGTTTTATTTAGGGCAAGCGTCTATTGTGGGTTTTTATTTTGGAGCACAAGCTTATATGAGCAGGTCACGTTAACATGAGTCCCATTAACATACCAATTTCTCCCCCTTCTCCTTTAGTAGATCCCTTGCCAGAGGAGTTTATAGCTCCCCCTCCTCCGGTGATAGGGTATCCGCCGTCGGAACCTCCGCCCCCTCCGCCTTCTCCGCCTTCTCCGCCTTCTCCGGTGATAGGAGACCCGATACAAGAATCTATTTTTAACCAAAATCAAGCTGCAACGCCCCAGTTGTCTATTGAAGATCGAATATCTCGTTTAGAGGGTCAGTTTGGTGGTTTAAATAATCAGTTTAGTAGCATTAGTAATTTAATATCCGGGCCGTTTTCTGGCGGTTATTCTTCTTACATGAGCAGTCCTTTTGGCTATGGCGGTAATCCTTTTGGTTACGGGGGTAGCCCCTTTGGACAATCTTCTTTTTCTCCTAGAATGTATGGAGGGATAGGAGGTTTTATGCCTTACTTTGGATGATCGAAAAGATAATTTGGAAAGTTTATACGGATCGAAAAGGCAACTGGAGAGTAACCACAAAAGATAACGAAATACCCAATAATGCTATTGTTCGAGAGTTTTTTTCTCAAAAAAAGGCAGAAGAAGAAAAGAATATTCTAAACAAAATTAGGGGATATAAAAAATGATGAGTTTATTGGGGTCTGTGTTAGGGTTCGGTAGTTCTTTTTTGCCCGAAGTTTTAAACTTTTTTAAACAAAATCAAGCACATAAGCACGACATGGAGCGTATGCAACTGGAAACAGAGTTGCTTGAAAAAAAATCTGCGCTTCGTTTAGAAGAGTTAGATAAAACGGCTGAGATTGAAGAAACGAAAGGATTGTATGAGCATGATAGAACTATCGACGCTGGCGGAGTTATCAACGCTCTTCGCGGGAGTGTGCGTCCTGTTATTACTTATTTTTTCTTCCTAATGTTTGTAGCTACTGAAATTGTCATTATGTTAAAAGTTTTGGAGTCTGGTAACGATTGGATGATGGCCGTTGAATTGTTGTGGACGGAGGAGACGCAAGGTCTCTTTGCTGCGGTAATGTCTTTTTGGTTTGGTAGTCGTGCTGTCTCAAAATACGTCAACAAAAGTAAATGAAAAAAATTATTTTTTTGCCTTTAGTAATTTTTTTAGGAGCTTCTTTTTTATTTTTTAGTGAGCAGCACACCCAAAAACAAGAGCTTCAAGAGTTTTGCCGGGAAAAAGCTTACTTAGGTATGCGGATATATGATAATATTGTTGCAGGTATTCCTTTTGAAGAA